TCCTTACTTCTAGTAATTATATAAGCAGTTTTATCTTCTATTATTTCTACTTTATTATCTTTTATCTTATATTTACTCTTTCCACTTTCTTCATATAATTCTACATACAAAGGCTTACTGTTATCTATCTGCCAAAACCTTATGCCTGCCCTTAGTATTCCATTTGATTCGTCAAGTAAAGGTATAAACTCTGTACCTTTCCATATATCAATACTAAACTTCCCTTTTGAATTTAAAAAGCAGTAAGCCCAACTAACACTAGTAATATGTGCAGATACACCTGCCCTTTGAACTTTAATGTCAAAGTTCTTACCTAGGTTATTCTTTATCTTATTTTCGTCGCCTAAATCAATTCCGTTCCCTAGCAAGTAGTTATTAGCTTGTTTAACTATTACTGGAAAGAATCCGCTAGGTATCTGATTATTAGCTTTTGTAATATCGTTTAAAAGCACACCTTTAGCTCCTATAAAGGTTTTCTTTCTGCTCAATATAGTTGTGTTTTCTTCTTCATAATATGCATTTGCATCTACTGCATTTTTATACATTTTACCGCTTTTAAACTCTTGAATAGCTTTCAATATAAAATTATTTTTGCTTTGTGCTGTTTCAAAGTCTTGAAAAGTTAACATTGTTTTTCACCTTCTTTTATTTTTCTGCAATATACCCAATAATCGTCTACATCATCATCTATTTCTTTATCAAATTCGTTCAACCATTCTAATTCTAAAATTTCGCATTTTTCTACAGCTTCTCGTTTTGTTTCAAATAAATAAGAATATTCTTTATCGCCTTGTTCAAATACTCCGTACACATTACCACCCCCATCTATTTCGTTTCATTACACTTTCTAACGCATATCTTACCGCATCTATTATGTGATTGTCTTTGTCGGGATAACGTGATATAAATTGACCGTCTTTATTCATATCATATTCATAGCCTACAAATTCTCTAGCGGTGTTCGGAGTTCTTTTCCTGTCAATCACTATTTCGTCTAAATCTTGAAGAAATTTCATTCCGTGGTCGATACTATCGGGGCCTTTCTTCGCTTTCATAACATTGAGTCCAAGTCCTCTTAAATCATTAATAGATTTTGGCTCCGCTGAATCTGCTGTTATTATTTCTCTTACTACTCCTTTATCTTTTATTTTATCACATAATTTCTTATTGCTTAATCCCTGTGAATAGATTTCATCCGTTATAACCAACTTACTATTATGAAAATAACATTTTGTCCATGTAGCTGGGTCTATCGTAAATCCAAAATCCACCCCATAATAGAATCTATCATAAGTTTTGATTTCTTCATCTGTAATAGTTCTAACAGTTACATTATCAAATACACTTCCACCCGTCCCCGTTACTTCTCCCAGGTACTCATGGTTATATGCCTTTTCGCTTTTATCTTTAAGATGTTCCGCTTCAATAAAAAATAATTCCCCTAGCCATTCCCGAGGTACTCCATCCAAGTAAGTAGAACTATAACATTTTCTATTATCTTGTTCGATTGTCATTTCTTCATTAACCCAGTTATTCTTTGATTTAGGAGGATTGTATGCCATTAAACACCAAAATTTATTACCACCTCTTAGTAGCGATTGATTTAAGTTTCTTATCTCTTCCATACCACTAAACTGGTCCAATTCTTCATAAAAGACTATAGCAGCATATCCAATTTCAAACTTAATAGATTTTATTTTTATGGGATCGTCGCAGCCCCTAAATATTATCTTTTGCCCTGTTGATATTAAAGTTATTTCCATTGGGCTTACTGTAGCTTTAAATAAATGTTTTATTCCTAATTCTTGTAAAGCCCATAACATCCCATTATAAACAGAACCTCTTAATGTCGCAGCAACTTTCCTCAAAATTACTGCATTATAGTTTTTATCTTTTAACATTAAAATAGGTGTCATCTTTTCTGCAAAACTTGACTTAGTGCTACCTCTACCACCTTTTAAAACATAGTGTGTATATTTATGTTCCAGCATTTCTTCGTAGGCTGTCTTGAAGGATAGAGCCACTTGTTCAGACATTTTTATTATTGCCATTTAACAATCAACTCTTCTTTTTCTGTGGCATCCGTTGGTTTATCAATTCCATACCTTTTAGCTAACATTTCGGCTGCTTTATTTCTATCCTTTATTTCTGCTTTAATTTCTAAAAATTCACGTTCCCCCATTTCGTTAGATGCTATTACCGTATTAGTTTCTTTCCCTCTTAATACATTAGTCATATATTCCATTACTTCTATAGCACTTGCAATCGTCTTTTCTTCCGCTTTTTTAACAACCTTGTGGTTTATTTCATTAAACCTTGCGGTCATCTTGGGGCTTTTAAGCAATTTGCTTGCTGTTTCGTCTATAGTTTTATCTTTCATATTTTTAGTTGAATATCCAGCCTGCTTGTATGCTTCTCGTTGGCTTAGTCCCTTTATTAATCCACTTATAAATTTTTCCTGTTTAGCTGTTAATGCCATATAATCACCTCGTTTATTCTATTATAACATAAAATAAAAAGCACCCATAATTAAGTGCTTTTAGTTGTTTAATCAAATATACTTGTTTGTCTATCTTCTATTTCAAACCTCTTATCTAAATCATGGATAGTTATTCCATTTGGCTTAAAAGTTGTTGGACTGTCAATATCCCATTTAAGCATCAATTTCCAATATTCCAGATAATTTTCTCTTACTTTTTTTAACTCTCTAGGTTTCTGATTATGGCAGAACCAACACCCACCGCGCATACTATTATCGTATATTGGGCTTAACAAACTATTTTTTTTACACCATCTATAGCATTCTTTTTCTGTTATTCTATATTCTACAAGTGGAGAAATCTTTCTTTCATTTAAAATATGATAGCGATTTGTTTCCTCAACTGCTAATCCAATATATTGAATTATATTTTTTCTATTAAATTTATTAAGCACTGAAACTTTAAGTCTTGAATTGCACCATGCCCCAATTTGATGTGGAAAACCATATATAGTATCTTTATTCTTACCTTTTTTATACAATTGATAAAAATATTCTTCATAACTTTTTTTAGCGTGAATATGTTCAACTTCTATCCCGTACCTATTAAATATAATCTTATCAGCTTTCTCCTTAAATTCCATCATTGGTGGTAAGTCTGCTGGAATAGTATTGGTTGCCATTATTTCCGCATGAACTATTCTATCAAGTGGCAATTTATTTTGTTTGATTACTTCCAACATTGCAATACTATCTTTCCCATAGCTTAAACTTGCTACATATTCCATATTAATAGCCACTCTCCTGTCTTTTATAATTAATCTCATGCTTTTTATAATACCCATTTTCCAACTCTTTAAATGTAAATCCTAGCAAAGCTACCAATCCTAAAAAGTTATCAAATAGATCGTAATATACGTCCAAGTCAGTAGAATACATCATGTTGGATACTTTAACGTTTAAGTAAATGAATTGTTCAATTAAATTATCAGAAAAACACGTAATATTAAATTTATGAGTTTTAACTATATCATGATTAAACTTGTTACCTAAGCTTAACAGAAAATGTAATACATCCGCTATCTCATCCAAAATAATTTCCCTTCTCATAGGCCCCTTTTTACTCCAAAACTTAAAACATCTAGTTGCATTTGCTGTTTCAGATATTTCTGCTATTATACTTAAGACATTACTCTGATGCAATTCTTTTTCTGTTCTTACTACATTCGTATTTTCTATTATAGTTTTATCCAACTTAACTTGACTTTCAAACATTTCTTTAAAATCCATATCATTACCACCTTTTATATTTTTAGATTTCTTGCATATTTCCAGCCTTTTCCAATTGTAACAACATTTTTCACATTGCTTTGAATCTTTATGATTGCATTTATCACAAGTATTATTCATTATTAATTACCACCTTTTATTATTATTTTTTTATGAGAACTAACCAGTCCTCTTCTTAAACCATCTCATGAACTACAATAGCCACAATTTGTACAGTGCCTACCATCTTGCATTATGTGACCGCATACTGGACATTCCATATTAATAACCTCCATTTTTATTATTCTCTTAATCCTTCAACAAATTTTCCCAATATTCTATCCACTCTACTTTTGCTTATTTTTTCATTTTTAAATGCATTTCTTAAGCTATTCTCGATTTTCTTTGTAACTCTATCTGTCTCTTGATATGCTATTAAAGTAGCTATCGTAGTTATTGTTGTTTTGCTTATCACGCTTAAGTCCTCCTAATTTCAATTCTAAACTATCCTTAATTTATTTGATGTAATTACACGTTTATCTATTCAAAATCCCTTGTGCATATTAAATTTCTAATATAAATAGTATATAATCTAACTATATTTGTTTCTTTCTATAATCTTCACATTTAAATGTATCTATGCCCTGGCACATTTCATATAATCTTGAAACTATAGCTTCTGCTGTTTCCGAATTATCATTCACAGATAATCTGTCCATTAATCTATCATGCGTATAATTGCTTGTTATAACTATTGGTTTATTATTTTCATATCTGCAATTTATAATATAGTATATTTTTTCTATTACCCATTGCGTAGGCTTTTCCTTTCCTAGATCATCAATAATTAACAATTCGCAATTTATATATTTGTTTATTATTTGTTCTTCATTTTCTTTAGAATACCAATCTGAATAACTTGCCTTTATCTTTCCTAACAGTCCTATGAGAGTTCCAAATATAGGTTGTTTACCATCTTTCATTAGTTCGTGTGCTATTGCAGCGGCTAAATGTGTTTTACCACTCCCGTAATTCCCACTTATCATTAAACCTATTCCATCTTTTTTTATTTCATTAAATTTTTCAGAATATCTTTTGCATGTATTAAATGCTATTTTATTTTTATTATCAACTTTAAATGTTTCAAATGTTCTATTCAGGAACCTTACACCTAAATTGCTCATTTTCATCATTTTTTCAAGTCTTTGCTTATATTTTAGTTCTTTTTCTATTCTTTCTACTTCTTCCGCCTTTGCTTTTATTTCTAAATCAACGCATGCCCAATTTTTAATAGCCTTTTCACATTTACATCTTTCGTATTCTCCCCTACTACACCATGTTTTCATAAATCGCCCCATGTTCATGTAGTGTCCTAATTGTTCTAGTTCTTTGCCACAAAATTCACATTTTAATGTAGGAGTTTTAATCCCGTACCTACCAGCCTTTATTGCTTCACTATTTGTACAAAATACTGCTTTAAACTCTTCGCTAGAATTTTTGTTTTGTATAGAATCCATCATTTATAATCTCCTCTCCCATTTCTATTATTGTTGATTGCTCGTATTTGTTCCAATCTGTTCTGCTTTCTGTTTCTGATTTATTCGTCCAAGTATTGCTTGTATGTTTTCCATCAATTTTAGTTTTAGAAATATAGTCGTTCCATAACTGACCATCATCCATCCAGTTACTAATACCATTACTTTGTTTAATAAATTTGTATATGTTCCATTTAAAGTTATAATAGTAATTAGGATCTAATACAGATTTATCTAGTCTATCTATAGCTATTAAGATTTTATCTTTACCGATGTTCTTAATTGCTGTAGATATTTTACTTTTGTTAAAACTTTTTTCTAAACTCTTAGTTACACCTTTCTTATTATTCCAATAATCAAATATTTCTTTCTCTTGCGTATATATATCTACTTCATTCTTTTCATTCTTAACCTTCTTTACATTCTTGTTAGTGTTCAGTTGTTGTTCAGTTGTTGTTCGCTCGTTGTTCACTGGTTGTTCAATTAGTTGTTCACTATTTTGATATGAACCCCAGTTAACTATTGATATTAAACGGTTTGTGCTACTCGTTTGTTGTTCAATTTGTTGTTCAATTTCGAGCTTTTTCAGTACACGTTGTACCTTGCTCTCGGAAATGTTAAATTTTGTTGATATGGATTTTCTACCAGTAATAAGCTGCCCTGGCTTCAATTTTATTCTTTCACCTTTGAATATAGAATCATATTCAGTATGTGTTGCATTTAGAATTAAATAACACCAAATAGAGAAATATTCACTATCTTTACACACTATTGGATTATCCAATATTTGTCTATGAAGTTTAACCCATCCTTCCATTTACTTCACAACCTCTTTAAAAAGTTTATCTATTGCTATTCTAACCGCTTGTGTTTTGTTACCGCTTGTTAATTTATCAGCGATCTGTTTTATCTTACTATGATAAATAAGTTCTAAATCATATGGTAGCTTTGCTTTGGGCTCTGCCATGTTTACACCTCCCAATAAATATATTTTAACATACATTACGTAACGTGTCAATGATAAAGGTTAATTCCTTAAATATTTCTTTTTAGTAGTGGCACCCTCTCTTATATGTCTTTCATTAAAGTTATTGTTTAAGATTTAGCACTATAAACTGTTACAACTAATATAAAGTAGACAAAAGATAATTTATAGAATGTTGAAGCTTCTATAAAGTCTATCATTAAGGCCAGTATTAAAAAAATGAATAATCTGCTTCTTATCAGCCCTAAAATCTCAATAATATTTTCTAAATTAATTCTTCCAAACCAAATTTGAAATTTGTTCTTATACATGTTTTTCCTTTCTTTGTTTTATTGTATGTTTTCATTAATTAAGTAATATTAAAAGTAATGCCAACACCCAACACATTCTATAAATTGCTTTAATATATTGTCCGTTTCTTGATTGTACAAATGAAACCGCCATTTCCCCAGTGATTAAGCCCACCAATATTAATTTTGCATATTCCATTATTAACTCCTCCTATATTTTATTTCCGTTAGACTTAACTCTTGATACTTATATTCAAACATTTTTCTATATCATTTTTCATTTTAATTGTTCCTTAATATTTTATTTAGTCCACTGATTTGCCATTGCTTTTGCTATCCCTTGGAATGTTTTACTTCTATTCGTAGAACCGTTAGCAAACTCTTTGCCTTTGTAATTCTTTTTATTAAGACGACCTCCACCGCCATTTATAAAAGGAGAATATTTTTTTAATATATTTGTTGGTTTCAAATTAGGCAATCCTTTAATCCATAAATAAGTTCTTTTAGAGAATGGGTCACCATACTCATACGGTTGTATCACTTGTGTTTTTAGCGGCAGACCTATTATTTTCATTGGCATTGGATTTTCGATAACTATTTTATCACAATCAGCATTATAAAATTCCATGAAAAACGCTTTGGCTAGCATTCCTTTTTTAAGCCTTTCCTTATCAACAACGCCTTTTGTAGGATACATTCTTACCGCTCCACCGTTGGTCATATAAGTACATGTTGGAAACGCTATAATCATATCCCATTTTTGTTTTAATAAAGGGACTACATCTTGCATTAAGTGCCATTCTGGATGGCCTCCGCTACATTTCACTATGTCACAAGAATATGCTTCATGCCCTAACTTCCTTAATTCGATTGTTACTGCTTGACTTTCTTCACACGCTACTAATATTTTCATTAATAATGCCCCCTAATATCTTATTTCGGCGATCTCCAACTCCGAGTATTTATATTCAAATAACTTTTTTTTGAGCAAATAGATTTGATTCTTCATTCCTTTCACGTCTTCTACAACTCTAAATCCTAAATCATTAATATACATAAAGTCTGCTACATACTCTATCTTCCGTATTGCCTTGCCATTTTTCTTGTATGATTCTTGTAATAGAAATCTAGGCTGAAGAACTAAATTGCTTATATGGTCCGCTTTAAGTAATATTTTAAGTTCACAATACCTTCTCCCTTCTGCTTTACTATCGAATCTTATGCCATCTATAGTTATTTTAATGTTGCCATATTTGTTTCTCATAAATATCCTCCTATGAATTATTTGGAAATGAAACTTGCATAATTATATATACAAGCTTCAAAGTGTCTTAGAAAGGGATATCTGAATCATCTATTGGAGTGACACCATTAGCAGATTTATCATTATTAACAACTGTTTTATATTCTGGTATTTTTATATCGCCCTCTTTTATATGCTTAACGCTCAATACTTTGCTTACATACAATCTGGTAGACATAGAACCATCATTCTTAAAATATTCTTCTTCACCTAATACTAATCCGACATATTTACCTATAAGTTTTATCTCGTCATTATCCCATTTATAATTTGCATTGCTTTCCACTATAGAAGTTATAAGCCCTTTGAAGAATGGCAATGCTCTTTCTTTGTAAGATCTTATAAAGTTAGCACCCCAGAATCCTTTGTTTTCCATTAGGTTAGCATAATAGTTCTTAAATTCTCCCTCAGCTATGTCATATTCTATTCTTAAATACTCTTTGTCTTCTTTATCCTCTACCATTGTAATTTTGCATACATAAGCACCAGCAACCACTCTTTTATATTCTTGCACTTCTTCTACGTTTTCTAAGTTTAATTCTCTCATATTAATATTCCTCCAATTTTTTAATTATTTCTACCATATCGTTATCTATTTCAAAATCATCAAATGCACCCATTGGACTTTTTGCAGTACTATTTTTTGATTGAGTTTCAAATACATATTTTCCGTCGACACATTTGCTTAATAATACCGTTGTAAATTTACTTTCTAATACTATCTTATCAAGTTTCTTACCGCTTGTCTTTATCCTGGTAAACATATAACCACTATCGTCCCTATCTGTCTGTGTATGAGCCATAAATATAACTGTTAGATCATCTCTAAATAAATGAACGTCGCTTACTAATCTCCAAATGCTTTGAGCCATATCTTGCCATTTATCAAAATTCTTTTCTTTCATTCTAGCCATTTCATCATCTACCATAATAGTGTTTATAGTATCTACAACAACAACTTTAATGTGAGGAGCGTTTTTATTTATTCCGTTTAAAATAGCTTGTATCTTAGCTGCAACACTTATTTGTTGATAGTTTTTGTTTTCTTTGTTATATTGTTTTCTCCACCCTTTCCAGCTCAGCCCTTTTCTGTCTGCATCTATTATATAAGTCGACTTAGGATCTAAGTTCCTTAAACTTGTTGTTTTACCACTGCCACTTTCTCCCGCTATACATATTACCTTTGCCATTCCTTTTACCTCGCTTTCAATTTGTTCAAATATTTCTTGTCTTTGTATTACTGGTTCATCAAACGCATCACAATAACCAGCAAACCTTGTATCTACTTTAAAAACAGTGCCGCTAGGAAGTTTGTAAATCTGTTCATAATTATTTCCATTATGAGTACCACTTTCTAGTTTCCAGCTTTTTGCCCTAGCATCTTCTCCATAGGTTTCGGAAACTCTTTTCCACTTCAATAGCTTAATCCTCCTCGATTTCTTTTATGTGTTTCAAAACCTTTTCTATCTCCTTACATTTATCAAATAAAAGTTTCCACAATTTTCTTTCTTCTTTTTTCAATTCATTTAAATCCCTTTGATGTCTTGCTAACATTTCTTTATTTGTTAATATATCGTTCATAATAACCTCCTATTAATAAATAATATTTTCTATTCTAGTATCTAGTGCTTTGCAAATACTATCTAAAGTGTTACCCATTATAGTATTCTTAATACCTGACTCAATTTCGCTTATAGCCTTTACACTTAACCCACATTTTTCAGCTAACTTTTGCTGTGTGAGTTCTGTTTCGGTTGTTCTTACTTGCTTAATTTTAGATCCTATTTTCTTCATGTCAGTTAAATTTGTTTTTCTGTAGTTCATATCAGCCCTCCTATATTTATTTTAGCTTATACGTTGCATACAAGCGTTTAATTTTAAAAGAGATGTAATTACATTAGTTCGATTTTAAAGTGGTTAGAAGTGGTTAAATGGTGTGTGGCTTGTTAAGTACAAACCACCTAGAAAACTTTTATTTTAAAATTATATTTCTTGTTTCGCCTTCGCATAATATTTTATAATTTCCACTATAACTTTGATTAAAACATTTTCTAGCTTTTATAAAACTAGTTTCATATACCATTAACATAAAACAACCTTCGTTATTTAATAATTCAAATTTTTTCATTCTCTTTTCCACATTAATTACCACCTTTAAATTTATTTAGTAGAGAAGTTTGTGTTCTTCCTTGCCAATAAATATAGTATATCACCTCTAGGTGTAGAAGTCAAGGTTATATTTAAAGATATTTATAATTAATTTTTTATAAAGAAAAAGAGAGGTTTAATCCTCTTTAGTAACTGTGCATTCATCAAAAGCTTTATTATATTCTTTCATTGCCATTCTCTCGAGTTTAGCCGCATATGTTTCTGCTTCATCGTCTTTATATAAGAAGGAACTTTTTATTTCATCTTTAAGTTGGCTGTGAGGGGTCTTATCTTTCATTAACAACATTACTCCACTTGCTACTGCAACTACTGGTATGGCTATGACTGAGTCTGTTAAAATACCCATTGAAGCTAATCCACTTATCATTATTAATTTTGCTGTACTATCCTTCATTATTACATCGCTCCTTTTAATTTGCTTCTTAATATAGTATATGCGAGACATATCTGAAATGTTCCTATATAAAAAAATAAACGCACAGGCTCAACCCGTACGTTTTTAATATTATTTATCATCCATGAATCCCGGATTATTGCTTGAAGGATTATTTAAAATGCCCGCTATTACTAATATATCTAAAAATGATTTAACTATCTCTTCATAGTTGTTAGGCAATATATCATAGCCCAATCCGTCTGCTAATAAAGGTATAAAAGCAAAAATAGAAATCCATAACCCTATATTTTTAAATCTATTATTCATTATGTTCCCCCTTAGCTTTTATTGTACGTGTTTTTGCTGAATTATTTTTCTCCATGTATCCTTACCACAAATTCCGTCTGCACTTAATCCGTGATTGCTTTGGTAATTGAATATTGCATTATGAGTTGTGCTTCCATAAATGCCATCTATTCCGTTAGTATTATAAGTTAATTTGTTAAGTTTTTCTTGAAGCAATCTAGTAATGTTACCCCTTGCACCTTGTTTTACTAAAGGACAGCCATTTAATGTATTCTCTCCGTACCAACCATCAACTTTCTGTTTGCTGAAACCTTGTTTATTGCACTCTGCTTGTAATCTTCTAATCCAACTATTCCCTGTATTTACTGTATTTGCTGTTTTAGATGTTTCAGAAGCAACGTTCCCACTTCCGAAAAACATTTGTGCTTCTTCTGTTCTTCTTCTCAATAAGCCTTGTACTGTTCTGCCTCCTGCCTTGCACCACATTCTAAAATTAGAGGTAATTGTATTCCTGTCCCTATTTCCACTACATACATTTCTATATAATGTACTTCCTAATAATCCGCCAACACCAACATTGTAAGCCATACTTGTTAACGCATCAAATTCATTTTGTTTTAATTTTACACCTTTCGAATCTAAATTATTTTTAATTGGTAAAGCATAATTTTTATTAATTAATTCTTCTAACATATTACTGGCTTGCACCTCTGTAACATGGTTAATGCCTTTTATTTCATTGCCCGTCATTCCGTAACCTAAGGTCGGAACCCCTACCATATCATTTTTAGTGTAGGGTTCAAAACCCTCAAATCCTTTTACAAATTTAATACATTCTTTAGAAACTAATCCCATAATAAATCCCCCTATTTTTATATTAAGTATTATATTAATTATAGCACTATGTAATAAAATAGTAAAATAAGAGTAAAAAAAGAACTAGCTTTTACGCTAATCCTTTTTGAAAATTATATAGCTGACATTATATCATGTAGCTTCATAAAATCATCTCTTGTTTTTACTTTAGCTTCATAGGTGTAATATCCATCATCTGTTTCGTATAAGCTAATTATAGCATCAATGCCCATATTTCCGTTCATAATGTACGTTTTTATACCTTCTCCACCTTTCACTGGTTCAAGTTTGATTTTATATCCCGCCGCTTCTAATTTTTTCATTAAGTCGGAAAAACATAACTTTGTCATAAAATGAAATTCATATTTTGGAAATAAAATTTTAAAAACCTCCTTTTTTATAAATATTTCCATGTGTACCCACTGTGAGTTTTTCTTTCTCCTCTGCAGCAACTACTAACACCCTCTGGATAAAAGCCTTGCATTCTAGTAATTTTCATGCTCTCATAAGTTTCTAACAATTCACTGTTTAAAAATCTTCCTACTTTTTTAGATTGAGTTTTTGCAGTTCTTTCTTTTGCTGTACCATATGAATTATTATATTTTTGTGTACACCATTCTAAATTATTTACATTATTGTTTAATTTGTTTTCATCCTTGTGATTAATAAATTTATATTCATTTATGTTTTTAATAAAATGTTTTGTTACTAACTGATGAATATAAAAAGTTTTACCTTTTTTATCTTTTTTTAAAGATACTGTTAAATATCCGTTTTTAGATAATCCAGGTTTTAATATTTTATCTTTAAAATTGTATATTCTGCCATCATCAAAAGCCATTTGTCTAGCTAAAGATTTTACATTTCCTAAATTTGATATTCGATATAGTTTTTCATAATCTTTTATGCTTTTCCACGTTTCCATCAAATCACCTCTAATATAATTATATCATATTAGCGTTTTGTTGTAAACGAGTTTTATATATTTTTATCCCATTACACCTTCTTTATATTTCTGCTTCTATTTCTTCGTCTTTTTCAAGCCCAATATTAAAAATTGAAACAATTATAGATGGCACATCTGGCTCGCTTGTCATTGGAATAGCTTCAATTTTTACTAAGTTATCAACACTCGAAGCCATCATAAACCTTAATTCATCATCCTTTTCTAGGGTTATTAATCCATTTAGGGTTAGCACATCTTTTGTTTCTCTGTGTCTGTTTACGTTCATTATAACATTAGTATTAAGGACGTCAGAAAACTCGGTTTCTCTTTTTGTTTTCTTTTGAAGCCAGTGCCTAAAATTGGGAACATCAGTGCTACAAGCATCTTCTCTCGCAACTTGTGGTCCAGAAATATAAGCAAATTTTCTAGCCGCTCCCGCTTTATTATAAGTTATAACTCCTGTTGTTGTATTTAAATCAAACTCATTTTTATCGTCTATAGTGTCTAAAATTATAACTTGGGGTGTATCTGCTGTTATTATTGTTTGGGTATTTACACTTATTGCTTGAATGTATGGCAAATTAGCCATTTAGAAACCTCCTTTTTAAAAAAGAGCAGCAACCGCCACTCTTTAATTGCTGATTATAAGCAAGTCTGTGAAGAAGAACCGCTACATCCACACGCTGCTATAATAGTTTGAGTTTGTCTCTCGGACAAGCATCTGTCTAAATCTCTTTGAGTATCTTGTAATGCCCTAGAGTTAATTAGTTCTCTAGTTGCGCCACCGTCTTTAACTATTGACAATTCAATGTCGCAGCAACATTTAGCTTGTGCAGCGCTCATTGCAGCTAGCCTATCTGCCATGGCTAAGTTTTGTTGACCGTCCGTGATAGCATCTTGTAATCTGAAATCTGAAATATCTTTTCTTATTTCATCATTTTGTAAAATTCTTCTTGTTTCTTCATTCTGGTCTGATAATCTATCTAATTGTGCAGCTTGTGAACGACCGTTGCATTCTACAGTTCTTCCTAATCCGGTGCCATCTGCGTGTGCGTTTGCTGCTAGCATACTATTTCCAGCCTGCATATATCCGCCGCTACCATATCCGCCATAACCAAATCCGCCTATTCCTAAACCTCTTCCTGTGATTATATCGTTAGTTCCGAATCCATTTTCCATGAAAATTCCTCCTATAAATAATATTATTTATAAAAACACCAATTAAGGTGATCTATACTATTTCATTAAGACATTTTTTGTAATCAAAATCATTAATTTCTTTTTCCAGTTTCTCTTTTTCAATTCCTAAATTTAGAAAGTCTTCTTCTTTTACTTCTAAACCCATTTTTTCATTTATAAGCATATAATTAGCTTTATTCATTATTTCCTGTACTTTATTTTTAAGCGGTAAAATATGTCTTTCTTCAATTAAGCCTTTTTTATAATCATCGGTTCCAATTATTTCATCAAAAGTTAGTTTTTCAATCTCAAATTCTTGTATTCCATTTCCCAATCTATCCTTAATTTTAATAAAAAATGGTATAACTTCTTTTTCGTTGAATTGACAATATTTATAATTGTTAACGTTTTTGCTTTTAGACATTAAAGTCTTTTGTATATCTTCAAGATATTTAACATTATCTATTATAATGTAATCCTCATTCCTTACGTCGATAACTCCCTCTAGTTTTATTGGTAACATTAATATTCTTTTCATTCTTCTACCTCTCCTTTAATTATCGCATTGATTTATTTTTTGTAATAGTGCAACTCTTGTACATATCAGCCTTCAAAATGTCTTTGATATAATTCCACTATTGCTCTTCTTATCACCGCACCTTCACTTTTAGCATTGAATTTACTTTGAAGCTTGAATAACATATTTTGTATTGTATCATCTATCATCGTGTGCTTTCTTTTGTCTAGCATAAAAAATCACCTCTAATATAATTTTATCACTTGTGCATGGAAAAATGTGGGTAATTATTGAGCAAATAGAAAAGGCTTACAAATAAATGTAAGCCTTTTATTGTTATTTCATACTATTTTTGAAGTGCGAATTAAACACCTTTTATTTTGCAATCCACTATTTCAAGTTTTACCACCAAGTCCTGTAAGCACCTTGCTTCATCTTCCAATTCGGTTTCATTACCTTCATCATCTTTTAAAACACAAGTAAACCAATATTCACTATCATCATTTTCTATGATTTCCAATTGACAATTATTTTCTTCAAAGTGTTCATCTACTGGTATTTCATCAATATCAATACTATCTAAAACTGTTTTTCCAAAGCAGTTGCCACCTACCTTTTGTTTAAATGTTCCTTTGTATTTACCACATTGTAGCGTGACCTCAATTATATGGATTCTTTCTCTGAAATTATCTAAATTTTCATATTCTTTCATAATATCCTCCTTAAATTTTGTATGTACTTTAATCATATTCCGAACTATTTTTTTCTTTAAACATCAAATCTAATCTTTTAATATTACTAGTACATTTTTCACATTATTTAGTATCTTTGTGATTGCAAGTTTCACATAAATTATAATTCGTAGTTTCCATTGTTAACGCCTCTTTATTTTAATAATCTTTGTTTTGGCAGATAAGCATATTTAATCATTTCATTACATTTCTTTTTACATATTTGATATATCTCATGGTATTCAGTTTCTTTTTCAATCTCCTCTACAACTACGTGTTGTATTATGTCTTCCAATGTTTGCAATGTAATTAATACTTTCCATGTACATATTTCTCGTTCCCCTGTAGCTATGCCTACGGTGGAATTGACTAGCTTGGTGTACTGTGAATATAATCTATTAGGTTGCTTTAGATATGTGTCTGAACCGTTTTTGATAGCATATTCTAATAACAGTTTTAAATTATCCGTTTCACCACGCCTTACTAGTCTACCTTGTTTTCTAGTTTGTAACCATTCTTGTGATTGCTTTTCTAATAGTGATTGACGCATCATGTAAAATTCTTTAACAAGCCTAACCTTGAAATCAACTACAGTTTTATTATTTTTCATCAAAGTAATTAAAAATGTTGTTTGCATCTCGCTTAAATTGTAAATTTTTTCGTTTTGTCCGCTTAGCAAAGGTCGCATTTCAAATGCTATCTCTCCAAACTCATTTATTTCGTTTTTGTACTTTCCTATTAATTGTTGAACTGCATGGTGCTGGTATTCTGTTCCTTCTGCTAATATTTTAGAATTTGTAAAAACATCTTCTGCCCCTTTTATTTTTTTAATGCTTACCAATTCTTTGCACATATTATTTAACCTCCTTATTTTTTTTAATCATCATTTCTATTTCAAATTTTTGTTTGCTGTTCTTGAGATGTTTATAAGAAACCTCTAGTATTTGATTTACTCCTACTTCTAATTCCGTAGCGAGTAGCCTTACTTCTTTCAACAATTCGATTTCCAATGTAGTTGTTAATGCTTTACGTTTCATTTAATCACCCCTTGTGCTTATAAGTATATACTCATTTGCATACATTGTCAATATTATATTACAAATAAAAAGAGACTAGTTTTACCTAGCTCCCAAAATATCACAAACTATTTTATTATCTTTCCACACAAACCCTATTTTTATATACGCATTTCTCCTGTAGTTTTGTACAGTTTTCCTGCTTACATTCATTTTTACACTCGCAAGTTTTTCCCCTGTGCCTTGCAAATCAACAAGTCTAATAGCAACTATTTCCTTATCTTTTAAATTTACATCGTCCAACAAATTATTAACTAAAACTTTATTGGGATAATGTAATATATATTTTATATCTTTTCTATCAATTTCTATCACCTCCTATTGTATGCCGCTCTGTGATAACCCTGCACCTATTAATAGCATTAATATGCTAACTGTAAGCCCTGCTATGATCCCCAATACAATTTGTTTTCCACTAAGCCTTCTGTCTGTGTTCTTACTTGTATCTAAGTTTATTTTTTCTACTGTAGCTTTTAAATCTTTCATGTCACTTCGAGTATCTTTCATATCTATTTTGGTATCTTTCATCATTTCTGCATTATTCTCTAGTATTATCTTAAATCTTTCATTTTGCAGCGAAATTTCTCTCGCTATATTAATTGTATCTTTTGTTTGCGATTCGAGATTTTCAAATTTTACTTTTAAAGTGCTTATATCTTGTATGTTAGTTAGTGCTGTTTTGTTTAATTCTTCAAGTTTGTTTTCAATATCTCGTGGATATAGGCTTGTTACATTATTTTGCATCCTTTCATCTCCTGTTCGCTACCCTTTATGCTACGTCATATATTCCTATTGTGACTAAGCGTTAGGAATAATTAAAGCACGATACCCAACTCCACCACTGTCAGTCGGACCTATTGTTACTTGCTTTAACGAGGTTGTTCCCACTAAATTAACGGATAACAATAAGCCAGTAGAATTGATCGCAATACTGGAAGCTGTTCTTATTACTTCTACTGTTCCATTGTATATACTTTGGGTTTGGATTTTAGAAGGCAACACTAAATAATCCATGTTAGCATTTTTGAACCCGATTATTGTGGATTTTGTTGCAGTATTTATAGTAACTTTCGAACTATCATTCGCAATAATTGTATTATTATTCCCACTAATAAGTTCAACCGTTAATAGGTTTGTAAATAATAAGGCGTTTTGCACACTGTTTAATGTTATTTTGCCTACCCCGACAACACTACTTTGCATTCTTATACCATACATATAAAGCGAATCAATTATCATGCCATTTGTTACTTCTGTTAAAATAGAATTGCCATATGTCTCTTCGAACGTGCATCCTATTAAAGATATACCTGTAGAATTTCTTGTGTTTGCTTTTATGCGTAATCCTTTGCCGAAGCCGATAAAGCAACCAGTTAAAGTAACACCTCTACAATCGTCTAACACCATACAATCGCAATTTTGCGCTGTTGTAACCTGTGACCCAAAAGCCTTTACACCGATCATATTAACTTCTTGGCACTTTCTAAAATACATAGTTTCCACTGTGGCAGTATCATCAAAATGATAGGCCAAAATATTTTCTAACAATAATGTTTGTGAAACTGCGTTTGAACTGTCCTCTGTCATCATCAAGCCTCTATATCTGCCATTAGTTCTCCATATTTCGACATTAGATAATTTACACATGTCGTAAGCTCCGACAATATTTAAGCCATTACAAGTTTGATTATTGCAATCTATAACAAGATTTTCTATAATTATATTTTTATTTATTGTATATGAAGGGTTTGTATTTTGAAATTTGATAATGTCAGAACCGACAAAGCCAACCGCTTTTATCCTTGAATGATAGCCTAGTCCCTTTATTGTAACGCCTATAGTTTTTATGATAATCGGTTTACTAACATTATAAACGCCCATAGGTATTAATACAGTACCACCTAGCGTGAGACTATCACTAGCAGATTGAATAGCATCAGACCAATCATCGGCTACCACTAAATTAGAAAATTTATTAATATCTACTGTCACAATATTAGCCAATTGTGACCTATCATTTTGAATAGCTCCAACTAAATTATCTTCTACAATTTGACTTAAATCTCCTGTATTGCTACTATTAATATCAACTAAATTTAAAAGATTTCCTGCCACATCGCCACTTAAAGTATCTTTCAAACTATTAAACCAATCTGTAAATTGTTTTCCAAATAGAGCAGTATTGTTTCCATACCAGCTATTCCAATCTTTTTCGCCTTTATCTGTTTCAGAAACAAACCAATTTTCCCATTGTGTCTGAAGTCCTGCCGTAGGTATAGAAGTAACCCCATCTTTCATAACTCCACATAAATTTTCATCTAATCTTCTGTCAAGAATAAAACCTTGGTTTAAAGCCACCGTTCCATGCATTATTTCTATTTCTGATATTGCTAATTCATAAGCTGTATTTATATCTCTTTCAAGCGTTGGCGGTTGTGCGTTATTGCTTAGTTCGCCTTTTTTGATATATAAATAAGTTTTATTTTCGATTATATCATATTTTATTACAACATAATCCTTTCTATCTAATAAGCCATCTGCTGTATCTACTGTCAAGTCTGCGCTTTCCATGTTCCCAAATATAATGCCTTTCATTTTGTCAAAGCCTATCCAAGCTCTTCCGCTTGAAATTGTAACCGTCATGCCACTTTTAAATGTCGTTTCGAGTTCACCCTCTGCCGAAAATACTCCGCTACTTCGTGTACTATGCCACAGCTGCATATCTTCTGCTTTATATTCTGTGTTATTTAATGGAAATGTAACATATTTAACCATAAAAATCCTCCTTATTTTGCTCCCCTAGTGTTGCAAATATTTGGTACCCTTTATTATCATATACTTCTTTTATTGCGCTAATTCTTACCTTAAATTTTATCATATATTTATCGCTCCTACAAGTTACAAAATCGCCAAGATAAAAGTCTTTCTTATATTTAAAAACTCCATCCACTTTTATATTGCATTTAAAGATATTTTCCTGTAATTGGTCAGCTAATTTTTCCATTCCCCTTTCTTGTAAAAGTTCGATATATGCTTCATCCGTCAGTAATTCTTTACGTATATCCTTAGCATCTATAAATAGTTCTCTTTTATAACCTTCATCGCTTAAATCCACTACCGCGTATTCTCTATTAGCCCCTTCTCCTTCGCCATAAATGTAAGCGATATTTTTTAGTTTTGTATTATCACTTGCTATTTCATTATCAAATATATTTTCAAATTCTTCACTGAATAGAACGTCTAAACTTCTATCTATCCCCTTATAAAATTCAACCTCATGTTTTTTGTCTGCGATATTAAGCTTAACTTTAAACCCTATATTTTTATAACTGTTAATCGCTTCATAGACCGTTTTATAGGTTATCTGTTTCTTTCCTATATC